AAACGTACATGACGAATTGGGCCGACCAAGCCACCCAGCCTTCCTACGGGCCGCTTTTTGAAGCATCCTTGGGGAGCGCGCCGATGTTATCCAACGGAGGAACGGTGGGCTCGATTCCCGATCCTTCGAGGATAAGATTCGCAGCTCCCCACGGCCTAAGTCCTGGTCAAGCCGTGACTAGCGGGGGGGAGATGCGCTTTGTGTCGGCCGTTGTGGATGATCATGAGGTGGGATTGAACGCTCCATTCACGGTCGTACCGCCACTGAATTCGAGCACAGGCTCGACCGCTGTTTACAAGCCCGCCACCGATTTAAGGAGTGTGACATTCTTCGACTATTGGAGTCCGGGAACCTCAGTGCAACGGGTGATCGCTGGAGCCGCGATAGATCAGCTCACGATCAAGGTCAACGCGGATTTTCATGAATTCGATTTTGCGGGTCAGGCAAGGGACATATTGGACAGTTCAAGCTTCGAAAATGGGCAATGCGGACTTAGCGCCTTCCCTCCTGAGCCCTCGGTAGAAAGCTTCAACTACTCAATCATTCCTGGGCATCTTGGGCAGGTGTGGCTCGGAAATACGCCAAATAGGTTTTACACGCTTACGAAGGCGGAGTTTAATGTTCAGAACAATCTGGAACTGCGTGCACGAGAGTTTGGCGCCGATCTGCCGGTCGCGATTTCACCAGGTCAACGCAGCGTGACGCTCGACTTCAGTGTGTATCAACAAGACGACTTGGGCACACAAGCGTTGTATCAAGCCGCGCGACAAAGGTCGCCGGTAAGCGTAATGATACAGTTGGGACAACAGCAGGGGCAGCTCTTCGGTGTCTACATGAAGAGTGTAGTCCCCGAAGTGCCGGAATTCGATGACACTGAGCAACGACAGCAGTGGCAATTCCAGAGTTGCCGGGCCCAAGGGAGCGTCGATGATGAGATTTTTGTCGCATTCGGATAGCAGGAAAGCCGGAGTGAACAACCACGGCGAGGCTATCAAGGATAGAGCTTTTGTCTCTTATGAGAGCGAGATCAGCTTAGATTCCACGGTTTTGCCCGGCGTGAAATTTACGATCAGAAAAATCTCCTTTGGACGCAGGATGGAGTTGAGCCGGCAGGTCCGCGAGATCGTGCAAAAGGTGGAGTTTCTGCAGGCTGGACATGAGCTACGTGACAGAATCGAAGCGAGTATCTTGACACACGAAGTAGACGCGATGTACCTACGATGGGGTTTAGTCGCATTGGAGGGGCTGACAATAGACGATCAAGCTGCGACGATCGACCAATTGGTTGAACGAGGTCCGGAGGAAGTTACCCGGGAGATAATTAGTGCCATCAAGAAGCAATGTGAACTAAGCGAGGGCGAACGAAAAAACTGATCGTCGCATTCCACTTCCAGTTCGCGAATCAAGCCGCGTGGAAATGCGAGGATTGCCGAAGGAACGGCTTGGAGCGAAAGCGGCGATGTGGATGGATAGACCAAAGCGATTTGACTCCGACCGTGGTATGGGCTCGGAAAACTGTCTCAGTTACGAGCTGCCCCACGTCTTACATAACTCCTGAAACCATAGCGCTGTTGGAGGAGTATCATGCTTGGAAGCTTTTCGGAGCTGCCGGCTGGTGGGATCTGCCGTCGCGCCTTGTGGAAGCAATCTTCGTCCTAGAGAACGAGCTCAGATCAGAGAGGGGCGATGCGCAGAATTGAATTGCAACAGATGCTTCCCGCGGGAACGCTATCTGAACGATCGCAGAATGATGTGCTGCAAGGGGTCGTGACTGCGACTTTATCAGATGCCGGTACAGCGACAGTCTCTGGCACGCGGAGTGAGGCAGGCGGGAGATTGGCAAGTACAGGAGATGCGTTGGCGGGATTACTCGACGGATCGGCTAAAGACGTCACGACGCAGGTGTCAGCGCTTACCAGTCAAATTACAAGCCTGGCCGCAACGCAGCAGACGCAGGTTGGAGCTACTGAGGAAAATACTCAGGCAGTAGCGCAAAACACGACTGCGCGTAGCGGTGGAAGTGATATCGGCAGCACGATAGGCACTGTGGCATCGAGCATCTTGGGTGGTGGTCTGAGTTTATTGCCGTTAGTAAGTGGATTGATGAGACTGTTTGGTGGAGACGACAGCCAGAGCAGTTCAACGGCACCCAGCAAGTTCGTGCTGCCGCCGCCGGTCCAATATGAGGCAGGTCTGGTGAGCGGATCATCGGGGTCAGTTGCACCAGTCAGTTATGGACAGAGTGGCCAGGTGCGGCCTGAGGTTAGTGCTGCACCGCAGATAAGTATTCAAGTGAGCGCCATGGATAGCCGCTCGTTTCTGGATCATAGCGACGAGATCGCCCGAGCGGTCAAGGATGCCATGCTCAACTCAAACTCCCTTAATGACGTAATTTCAGACTTGTGAGATGAGCGACTTTCCAACTCTAAAGACGGGCGCGGTGCTTCAATATCCGGCGGAACAGGAAATTGGGTTTGGCACTGATGTCGTGCGTTTCGTGGATGGTTCGGAGCAGCGGTTTCGCAGGTACGCAAGCGCGTCTCGGCGCTGGCTGATCCGCCTCGACCTTCTGGACCAAAGCGAGTTGCATCTTTTGCGAGAATTCTACTTGACCCAAGGCGGGGCTTCGCAATCTTTCACGTTTACTGACCCCCGCGACGGCTACGCTTACACGAATTGCAGCTTTGAGAATGGTGAAATCGTGCAAGTGCTGGATGATGAAATGAGGGGAAAGACGTCGGTAGTCGTCAGGCAAGATCGAGATTGAAATGCTCTACTATCCCCAACTCATCAGCGGCGCCGTGTGTCAATATCCAGTCTCGCAGCGTCTCGGTATCAGAACTGTGGAAAACGAGCTTTCAGGCGGAGATACTATACGGATGCAGGATCCTCCGGATGGGGTCATCCAATGGCAGCTTACCTATTCTGGCCTCACAGACAGTGAGTGGACGTTGATCGAGCAGCTATTCGAGGCGGTGGAAGGGCGGTTGAACACATTCACCTTCCTTGATCCGCTGTCAAATCTTCTGATTTGGAGTGAGGATTGGACGAAGCCAGTCTGGACGCCGGGGCCAATGTTGACCGTTAGTGCTGGCCTTCCAGGTCCGAATGGCGTCAACAACGCTGTTGAACTTACTAATACGTCGCAGGCCGCGCAGCGCATTAGTCAGACAATCAGTGCAGCGAGTTCGTTCCAGTACTCCTTCAGCACCTACGTGCGCAGCGATGCGGTGTGCGACGTAGAGCTTGTGGCAAGCGCCGACGGAGAGGAGTCACTTAACACTGTATCAGTTGGAACAAGTTGGACTAGAGTCGGAACGGCGGTAAGCCTTTCGAAGCATCAGGACGGCATCACTTTTGGCCTTCGGTTGCCGGCAGGGGTCAGACTAGAAGCTTTCGGCGCGCAGGCCGAAGCGCAACCGGCTGTCGGCCAGTACAAGAAATCCATCGACCGCGGCGGCGTTTATATGAGAACGCGATTCGCATCCGACACGCTCCGCCGAACCACACGCGCACCGAACCAAAATTCTTGCGTAGTGGGTCTAGTCAGCGGTCTGTCGTAAACCGGTCCGCACTTGCTTCCGCTGAGTCCCCGAATGCCCAAAGGAAGGTGTGTACGGAATGGCAACAATCAGTGACCTGAAAGAATTGGAGGTTCCTGGCACACCGCTATTTCTGTTCGACTGCAAGTTAAGGTCCGGCGATTTTCAGCGATGGAGCACTCACAGGGTTACGGCCGACGGGAAAACGTACCTAGCACGGGTGTTGAAGCACAACCTTTTTGAGCTTAAATCGTCACCAGAGGCTACGACCGACGCTGTCTCCAAAGTCTCCATTACTCTTGCCAACGCTGATTCCTTTTTTTCCGCAGTAGAACGTAACGTGGGGTGGAAGGGCGCGCAAGTTACTATCACATTTCTTTTTTTTGATCTCCAGACCGGGACACCCGCATCCGAGAGCCAAGTAGTTTTTCGAGGAGTTGCGAATGCACCTGATGAATCCACCGAATCGACGTTGCGGCTGAGCTTTACGAATCGCCTGAACCTGCAAAGGATCTTCCTGCCAGACATCAGGATTCAGAAACGATGCCCGTGGACATTTCCCGTAACATCTGCTCAAAGGCAGGAGGCAGTTACGGGAGGTGTGAGGAGAGAGTTCTCGTCGTTCTACCGCTGCGGATATTCGCCGGATCAATCAGGAGGAATGGGTAACTTAGATGGCAGCACGCCGTATACCTCGTGCGATTACACGCGGGCGCAATGCCAGCAAAGAGGAATGTTCGACAAAGATTGGCAAGGCAATATCACGAGGAGGTTTGGTGGTGTCGAGTTTCTGCCCGCTTCCATCGTTGTCCGAAGTTATGGAGAAAAGGGATCACATGTCTCGACTCCGGTTGGTAACCAAACGCTCTATAACGACTTCGTTCCCCTGACATATGGCACTGGATGGTATCAACCTCCGGTGGTTTTTGCACGCAACGATGGAAACCTTACGCATCTGGAAGTATTGCTGGGAGCAGGGGAGATCACGGGAATCCTCAAGGTAATCGTCAATGACATTGAGATCCCGGTTGGAATTGACGGCACGAACATGACTGCGACCGGCTGGTATAACGTAGTCAGTTTTGGCTCGAGAAACGGCAGCTTCAATCTGGATTTCAGCGACTCGGCGGGACAGGCGCTCGGCGATCCGTACGGAAGCATGGCGTTTCTGTCCGTGGTTGTACCGAATCGAATATCCGATGGGCGATCGCTTCCAACCATCAAGGTGCTCATTCAGGGGCTTAAGTTGGCGCGCTTTGATTCGAGCGGAAACTACTTGGATCGAGTTTTTACAAACAATTCCGCTTGGGTGCTGTTAGATATCTTATATCGCAGCGGGTGGAGCCCGGATGAACTGGATCTGGCAAGTTTTGCCACAGCGGCACAGCGTTGCGACGCGTTGGTGAGCACTGTTGATCTGAACGGAAACGATACGCTCGTACCAAGATACCAATGCAGTCTTTTGCTTACAAAGCGGCGCAGCGCAGGGGACGTGGTTCGCGGCATCAGAAACGCGTCGGCGCTCTATCTGACTTTGAGCCCAGCGGGGCTGCTTCAACTAAATGCGGAAGACACCCTTGCGGTACAACAACCCACGAAGCCAGTTGGAAGTAATAGCACTGAGCCACTAAATGGGGGCTGGCCAGCCTATGAATTCGGAGACAATGCATTTTCGGGAATCCTCCGCCGTGACAACGGGTCCATTAGCTTGCGACTCTCTTCCCGCAATACGGCAGACACGCCAAACCGTTTTACTGTTGAGTTCCAGGACGAGTTCAACGGATATCAACAGGACAGCCTCTCCCTAGTTGATGTCGATGACTCATTGACGTGTGGCCAGGACATCACCGCCGGACTTACAGCTCTTGGTCTTCCGAATTTCGATCAAGCCATTCGGGCAACTGCTTTGCAGCTCTACAAGTCCGTCCGAGGAAACACCTATCTAGAGTTTGAGACCAGTGTAAAAGGCGTAGGACTGAGGCCAGGCGACATAATCACACTTACTTACGCAAAGGAGGGTTTCAACCGTCAAGCTTTTAGAATTACTAAGATTTCCCCCGGGCTGAACTTTGTTACAGCGGTAATCAACGCGCAAATTCATGACGACGGATGGTACACGGCTGTGAATGACAGCGCCCCAGGGTTCGGCCGACAAACAGGCTCTGAAGTCGGATTGCCTCGTCCACTCGTAGGCAGTGTTCTTGATGACGATGGTAATCCGCAGTTTGGAATATCGGAATCATCTACCGCCAGTAGTGACGGAAGCATCACGATCCATCTCACCGTGTCGTTTTGTGTTCCTGCTAAACCGACGGCGAGCAGCGCTGGAATTCCGCTCGTCGGATTAAATCCTCAAATCAACTCAACGGGTGGCACCTTGGCCGGAGGACGGACGCTGTATTACGGCCTCAGCGCAGTGGATGCGAATGGTGCTGAGAGCGGTTTGTCATTCACGGTGATGGCGCAACTGCCCGCAGGCAGCGATTCAAATGCGGTTACTCTCGGCAGCCTAAGTTTTTCATCCGCCGCGACGGCATTTCACGTCTACAGGGGCCCGAATCCCATCCAGCTGTTGCGGATTGCCGAGAATGTCACGATAGCCGGCCATTTTACTGACAATGGAGCAGTGCCTGAGTTGCAAGGGCCGCCAGACTACAATTACGACCATGCAAACTTTTACTGGCGCTTGGAGTTACAGCCGGAGAACGGAGTCGATATTTATTCGGCCAATTCGGTCGGGAATAGCGCGCTACATATGTTGCCGAACGAATACAACGGAGCAACTGTCAGGATCACAAAGGGGAAGGGCGCAGGGCAGGAACGAACGGTAGCTTTGAATACCGCAACTAGGCTGACGTCGACGACAAAATGGACGATC